AGAGGCGTGCCGCTGGATGAGATCGCAGGGCTGCTCGGCCACACTGGCGAGCACCGGATCACGGCGGGCTATGCCAAGTATGATCCGAACCGCCTTCCCCATGCAAAGCAACATCTTAGCGCGATTTGGCAGGAGGTTTGTGCAGCTGCTCACAAGTGGCACACGAATCACTTTCGAATCACTCCCGCATATGGACAGCCGATTGAGGTTGCGCGGAAGCTAGAAAATGTATAGGATTTCTGCGACTTTCGGGATGGTGGGCGGTGACGGGCTCGAACCGCCGACCCTCTCGGTGTAAACGGGAGGAAATGCACCAGTGCGCTCTAACTGCGACTTGGACGAAGCGCGAACGGATGGGGAGCAAAGCGAAACTCCGGCCGATTTTCGTGTCAGTTTCGAATCACAGCCGCCGCGCAATAGCGAGGGTCGGCTTCCTTATTACGTGCACCAGCTTCAGCGCTGCGAATACTACAGCGGGTTCCTCGACGAGGCCAATATGTCGATCGACGAGATGCGGGCACTATATGAGGAGCTGACGAACTACTTCGGCGTCTGCGACTATGAGACTTTCCCGCTGCCGTGCACGGGGCTCCCTGGATATCTCAATAAGCACTACGACCGCGACAGCGAAGTGGCGAAGCTGCTTTTGCTTGGCATCGAGTATGTGGGCGCGGCGATCCGCAATGAGCGCAAGACGATGCACAATCGCTGGCGCGAGGCGCGGAATCTGATTGGGGAGATTGAGGGCCGCGGGCGGGAATTTGTCTATCGGCAGGAAGCCGAAGAACATACCGGCGCTGATGAGGTTCGGGATGAGAAGCCGCAGCTCGTATATTTCATCGCCTCCGAGTCCGGCCCGATCAAGATCGGCATCGCGACTAATCCGAAATCACGGCTGAGCGGCCTTCAGACGGGCCACCATGAAAGGCTGGAGCTGTTGGCAATCTGCGATGGCGGCATGGACCAGGAGCGCGCCTATCACAAGCAGTTCACTGATCGTCGCCTCCACGGCGAATGGTTCGAGCGCTGCCCCGAGATCGAAGCTGAAATCGAAAGGCTCAACCGTCATGGATAGACGAGAGGATACGATACAGGGACCATTACGCATGTCATGTGCGAGAAGGTCTGTCCCACCCAGCACCAGTATCGGAGAACGGGATGACGCGCCCACCAAGGAGTTCCCTCATGGATAGACAATCTCAATCGGTGGAGGATGAAGCGCGCATCAAACAAGCTTGGGCCAACTTCGTGAACTGCCAAGACGATATGTATTTCGGCAACCGAACGAAGATGGAAAAGCAATTAGCTGTGCTTCGTCGCCTCGTTGCAGACGCCCGCGCATCCCATCACTCAACCCCTGGAGACGAGAGGGAATAGCGATGGGTGACAAACCAGCGCTTTGGGAAAAGATGCGGGCGCTCGCCGACGATCATGTGCGGGGCGATGAATTGCGCGCCAAGGCTGACGAATTGGAGACCAAAGCGACGGGATACTACAGCGACCCGCCAACGGTGGAGGCCAAGAGCTTCCTCGGTGCATGGGCACGCGCCCGCCGTCTGTGGTGCGATTGCACCGGAGACTCGCTGATCTAGTCGGGGAGACAATAGCAATGGATGAGACGAGGGTGGAGCGCGAGGCTGAGCGCATCGTTGCGGAGAACATTGACGCGTGGGGCTGGGGTCCGCTCGATGAGATCGAAGGTCTGTCGGAGCATGTGTTGGCCGTCAAAGCGGTGAAGGCTGGACTGCTCACCCGCCCCACCGACCCCGGCGAGGATAAGGTTGAGGTGGTTGCGCCAATCGACATGATGCTGTTCTGCCCGAAATGCGGCTTGCAGCACATTGACGCGCCGGATGAGCGAACCCCCGATTGGACGAACCCGCCGCATCGCTCGCACCTGTGTCACGGCTGCGGCTGCATCTGGCGTCCGGCTGACGTTCCGACGAACGGTGTGGCGGCTATCCAGACACGCGGCTCGAAGGACACTGTGTTCTATAACAGCGCCGCAATCGCAGCAATGGGACACACCCCACCATCAGGAGAGGATGGATGAAGGATATGGGCACTTTATCCGGCTCTCGTGCTTCGCACGGAACCTCAATCTTCGTTTAGTTTCCGCCTATCGGCTTCGATCCGGGGCAGGGTCTTGGCGCGCTCCAGCAACGCCAGCGCGGTCAACTGAAGCTCCTTCGGGCTCACTTCCTGCCTCTTCTTCGTCAGTCGCTTGTGAACCAGCATTGATGATGTGACACCGGCAGCGCCACTCAAGCCATAGGTGAGCGCGGCAATCCAGCTCATGTCACGGAACAGCGCGCCCCAGAGCGTTGTCTGCGATAGGGCGATGAGGAAGCTGCCACATGCCGCCAGGCCAAAGTTGCCGTGGTTCACGCATCGGCTCTGGAAGCCGAGCAGAAACACGCTCCCGTATCCAGCGGCGAAGATCAGCAGCAGGTGCGTCATCGCTCCAGCGCGGCCTTCGCCCAGCCCTCGTTGCGTTCGAGCCTCTGGACGATCAGCGTGGCGTATCCGGCGATATCACGCCAACTGTCGTCATACTCCGGATCGCCTTTCAGGATGCGGCTGATCTTGGTCGCAATCATCTCCAACGCCGATTTGCTGTCATCGTGGAGCGAAGCCCAATTCGGGCTGTCGTGCATCGCGCGCTTGATGTTCTGTTCGATACGGCCCTGATCGGCGAAGCTGCCGTAGCGTGAGCCGCGTTGCGCGAGGGTTTCGTTGATATTGCTCATGCTGCCTCCTTGAGCATGTCAGGATTTGCCGTGGAGCGTCCGACCTCACCGAACACCTTGTGATAGGTCACAGCCGTTGCCGATCGCATCGCGTGCCACCCGCCTCTCGCCGCATAGGCGTCTCTCGCGGCCAGCGTCGGATGCTGGAACACCACCATCCCGGAATGCTCTTTCTCTTCCAGGTGGTGCCGGTGTCCGGTGTGGCAATAACGCTTGGTCGTCCGGCCCCACTCGGGAGCGAACTGCGCCGCGAACATCAACGGCAGCTGGTCGTTCTTCTTCAGGTGCCCGTGGTGAAACGCGAGCAGGGTGTTGCCCCATTCAAGGGCGTAATACGGCAGGGGAGATTGCTCGACGGTGATCCGCGGCTCTTTCTCATAGAGCGCTGCGAACATCTGCCGGAGCCATACGGAAGAGGCGAGATCGTGGTTGCCTTCCGCGAGGATCACATGGACGCGGGGATGCTTCTCAAGCGCCATGTCCACGACACGCCGGAGAATGCGGATCGCGACCGCGACAACCTTCTCAAAGCGCCCGTCCGCATCGAGCAGGTGGCGGGAAGCCGGGGTGACGGCTTCGAGCCCGTCCCAATGGAGGAAGTCTCCGAGCTGGTTGACGATCCCCAACTGGCTTGCCGGCGAGGCTTCGATCATGTGGCGGAAGCAGCCCAGGAGCGTGTCCTCGGCGATCTCCAGATCCCAATCGTCGCCGCCTTCCTTGCGCCAGGCCAAGGCACCCACATGGCAATCCGTGAGGGTATAGACGGTGCACAGCTGGCCGTTGTAGATCGTCGGCGGGGCGACTGCCTCTGTTCGGGGAAGCTCGGCTGCCAGTGCCGCGTAAGCCGCCTGTTGCGCTTGTGCCTGTTGCTGGCGGTCGAGACTTTCCTTGACCCACTCCATCACCGGCTCGCCAGTGCGGAGATCGGTCAGGGTGGAACGGCCCGTGACGACCATTCCCGATTGCCTGCGCCGCGCTTCGTTGACACGGGATTGCAGGGTGGCGCGGTTTATGCCTTCCGCCGAAGCGGCTGCACTGATCGAACCGTATTGCGCGACTAGCCTAAGCGCTTCGTCGCACAGCTCTTGACTGAGTGGAGGTGTCGGCAAAGCATATATCCCCCGCCTTCAGCCTACTTCGGCTGAGGCTCCCGCAGTTCGATTAATCTCCACGCCAGCCGGTAGAGGAACTGGCTTGTCGCGTAGCAGGCGCTCTCGAAGCGGGAGAGCGGACCCAGTGCATCGGGAACACCGCGCTCAATCTGGTCGCCGATCCAGAGGATGACGCGGATCACTTGGCAGGCTCCCGCAGTTGTTCAAAATACTCGATGGCCGGGGCGATCAGTCCGTCTGCAAACCGGCGCTGATCGATCACCCGTTCGGCCATTAGATGGGCGTATGCGTGGCGCAGCTGGGCAATATGGAAGTCAAGACCAAGACCCATTTCGTCGGGATCGAACACGCTTCCGCGATGCTTATTTGGCTGGGGCACGACAGCCCTCCAGAATCGTCTGCAAGCCTTCGCCCCAGGCGCGCAGGCGTATCGCGCTACCGGAGATGATACCGATGTCTGAATCCGCGTGGCCGGTGAGCTGGCTGTGAACCTTGGGGGGCTCGGCAGGGAGCTGCTGGTCGTGTGTCAGGCAATAGGTGCTGACGTAGCGGACGTGGGGAGCGCAGGCGGTGAGGGCCAAGCCAACGAGTGCAATTTTTGCACAAGTTCGAAAGGTGAGCGCGGGCCGGACTCGACACCGGCTAGACGTGAGCGAGGTCCGGTCCCTACATCGCCATCCGGCGACAGTAACGGGCCGTTCGCACAAGCCGCCATACAGCCGCTCACGCTTTAGACGGATAGCGTGTCCATCCACGCCGCCGCGCTCTTGTGCAGGAACTACCCCGGCCTTCGCCGGATCGCACTTGCCCATTTGACCTAGCGCAATTTTCATGCTAGCGCAAGTCCTTCGCTGTTGATTTAGCGGGCAAGCACACGGGTTGTGTCGCGCGCCTTCCAAGCGCTGCTGAGTGGGGTTCGACTCCCCCTGTCCGCTCCAACATTTCGGAGGTCGAATGACGCCCATTGATGCACTGTCGTTCGCTGGTATCTTGGCGTGCGCATTCGCAAACGGGTTCATGTGCGCTCACGTCATTTTCCATAGGAAGCGAAATCATCACAAGTCCGCCTGAAGCACTTCGGGCTTCGTCTTACATCCTTGCGGAACTGGCGCAGTCTCAACGACTCTCGCTCTATCCTCCGCATCATGGATGACTCGGGTGACGACCCTCATGTTGTCGCGTGTCACTTGACGCTGGACATCGCGCCTGGATGATATCGCATCGAGCTGGGCCTTGTATCCGTCCCGCTGCGCTCGGTAGGAATCCCGGTCATGCCGTGCATCGGCAAGTGTAAAGTGCACCACGACAATAACACAGGCGAGCGCAAGGCTGACCAGCTGCCAGAAGCTGCGGTGTGCGAGCCACGTTATAACAGACGTTCCAACACGCTTGGCGAGCGTGAGAAGGGCGATCCAAGCCATCAGCGCACCGGCGTCTGCGGAATGGTCGAGATCGGCACGAGGCGCGGATTAGCGAGCCCCGTCCACGGCATCTCCTGCTTCATGCTCGTGCCGTTGCCGAGGTTTGCGCTCGAACAGCTCAGCAAGCCGTTGATGCAGTTGTCCATCCAGGTCTTTTCGACCGTGTTGTCCCAGGCCCCGAACCAGTCCGCATGGAAGGTGTATCCGGCGGGGTGCCCTGGTGCCATCGCGTCCGAGCTGAACGACCATTGGCTGACATCATCGCCAACCTCGACCTTATACCAAGCCTGGAGCGTGAAGGCCGGTATGACGTAAGGGTGTGCGGCGTCGCACTTGAGATACCCCCAACTGCCATAATCCGCGTAGCCAACGTGACTGCGGTGATCGGGGCTGTCGAGGTTCTTGCCGTCCCAGCAGGTTGGGGCCAGGATGATCGCGCCGATGCGGTTGCCGGCGGGGCAGTGCGCCGCAACCTCGGGGATACTGTTGTAACGACCGGGCTGGGCTGTCGGCCCGTCGCAATTGAACCAGGCGGAGCCAGTCCTTGCCGAGTTCATTCCGGTGGGGTCCCAGCCGAAGATGAAGCGGAGACCGTTGGGAAGCGGGGAAGCCTTGCCTTGGTAGAATTTCGCCGTTGGATCGCTGACCACCGGATCGCTGACCGGGCGGCGCTTGTAGTAGATCGCGACATAATCAGGGCGGATGACGTTGCCCTTGCCGTCCAGCAGTGCGGGCATCCAGTAGCCGGAACGGTTTCCGCGATTGACGCAGGTGCTCTGGCCGCTCGTACGCAGGCTATTGTAGGTCGAATAAGCGTTGGCCGACGTGTTGCCGTAGAACTGGTGAAGGTGCGACTTGCCCGGTTGCCCTGGAAAGACGATCGGATCGTCGGCCAAGACCTGTCCCGCCTGACACAGAAAGCGGAACGCGCCTTCGAGGTCTGCCGCCGCGCTGCCGGGAATCGGCGCTCCGCTCTGGATGATGGTCGAAAGATCGAAGTCTGACGGGATCGCCGCGAGTCCGGGCGGGGCGTTGAACGCAGGCTCTCCGTTCGGGCCGATCAGGATTGGGGGGCACGTCTCCGTTGCAAGGATCACCGATCCATCGGAACACGTCTGCGTTGGAGGCGGAGCAATATCGTTATCGAGGATGGTCACCGTCCCGCACGCCAATGCTCCGGTGGTTCCGGAAACCGCCTTGGCGCACACCTGCTGCGCGCGTGTTCCATTCACGTCGCTGTCATCCACCGTGGGGATGCTGAGCGTTGCCGGAGTCTTGGTGGTGAGCGTGACGGAGCCGGACTGAGAACCGGTGGTCCATTGCACCGTGACCGGCCTTCCGTTGCCGCCCGAGAGGCTGACGATGGGACGAGCGACCTGCCCCTCGGTCACGGAAACGCTGGACACGCGGAGCATCGTCGGCTTGCCCGCCATGACCTGAAGATCGCCCGTCGAGACAGGCGCGCTCACGGGGCCAGCGGAATTGCTGAACTTATCCCCGCCAGTGCAGGCGGCGAGCAGGAGCGTGGCGGCAAGGATCAGCTTGCGCATGAAATCTCTCCGATCAGACGATGTTCTGGCAGAGCGAGGTCTGCCGAAGGTCGCGGCTGAAGCTCAGCCCCGAATAAGGACGGAACGCGTTCACAACCCCGACCGCTTCTCCGCGAGCGTTCATCACGAGCCCGCCCGACATGCCGGGAATGACGGTATATGCCCCGATCAGTTCGCGCTGGCCGTTGTCGCCGAACGCTTCCGTGACGCGCATGGTCACGCGGGTCTGGAACGGCAGGCCCATCGCATAGCCGTAAGCCCAGACGAACTGGCCTGGGTGCATCCCTGCGCAGCTGATCTTGACCGGGACGTGCCGGTTGGACGCGACGATCAGGCGGGAAAAGTCCTCCGCCCCGTTCTGTTCGAGGACGGCAATCGGCTGCCCGTCGATCTCGCAATCGTGCATCGCCGTGACGTGCGCGACGGAAATCCATTGGCCCGCGATCTGGACTGCCGAGCCAGAGCCTTCCTTGCACGTTACCATGCGCACCGATGGGTGTTCCGCGAAGGTGCGTTCGTCATCGATCTCCGGGGAGGCAGAGACGAGCGACAGCGCGACACCGGCAAGCGCCAGCGCCTTTGGCACAACAGGCATGTGGATTTCCCCCCGCTAGAAGGCGAAGCTCAGCACGGCATTGCGAAGGTTGGTGGCAGTGTCGGGAGCAAGCATCCCGAACGCAGTCATCAGCGTCAGGATCAGGATCAGCATGTTCTTTGTCCTGGGATCGCCAAGCCTGTTATAGACCAGGCTCCACGCGGCGAGCAGCTTGTCTTTCATGGCAGCGTTCCATCCAGGTAGAGGTGGGTTTCGGCCGCGCGGCGCTTGACGAGGCCGGGCAGGATTTTGCCGCCAGCATGAATCCAGCGCCCGAACTCTGCGGCTGCTCCGGCGTAGTTTCGGGCCTTGTGCTTCATCAGCAGGGTCGAGCCCTGAAGGCTTCGTGCGCCCAGATTGAAAACGAAGTCCGTTAGGGCGTCCAGCTGCCCCTGTGACACGTTGCCATTGGTCAGCTTGAGAACGCTGTCGCAGGCGTGTGTCGCGTCGGTGTGGAGAAGCGCCTCGGCTTCATCCACGGTGATCTTCTTGTTGTCGGATACGTCGGGGCCGGTGTGCCCGTAACCGATGGTCAGCACGCCAACTGGATCGCGGTAGGCTTTGAGTCGAAGTCCTTCCGACTTGCGGATCAGCGCGAAGCAGGCGGCGCTAGGCATCATGTCGGGCCGCTCGGTCGAGGCGGTCAAGCCATTCAGGAGGGAGCGGATCAGCCGCATAGCCTTCATACAGAGCCCTCAGCGTTGCCGAGATCGCTTCCCTGCGCTCGCGGTATTGGTCGTTGGAAAGGCCGCGGATGCGTTTCATTCTCGCCCCCTTGCAGGCCCGTATTTGATCCGGTCATGGATTCTGATCCCGCCGAGGATGACGGAAACGGCTGCTGCCATGATCGACATGACCACTGCGGCCTGAGCTAGTGACACGGCCGCAACTCCCGCAAACAACCACGCAAGGTTCTCCACGAGCTTGGAATGTTCGTGGAGTGTCATTTCCCGATCGCCAGTCGGCAGTGGCCCTGCCCCAGAAAGAAGTCGATCACCGCTTCGGCAATCAGAGCCGACTTGTGCCCCTCAAGCGCGTTTCTGCCGACCCATGATGAGATGGTTTCATCGGGATTGGGCTGCTCGCGATCAAACCAGACATAGAGCCAGCCCCTGAGCCAGCAGGCGGCGAGCTGGTCGGCCGCTGTGAACATGATCGGAAACCATAGGAATAGGCGGTCTAGGATACGCACGGCAGAACTCCCGCTTTGCGTCGGTGGTAAATTCGGGTTAACGTGGGTGTGCTCGGGTAAGGGGGTGGCGTGCGTCACCAGAAGATCGATGTTCCAGAGCAGTCCCTGCTTCGGCGGCTGTTCCCGACGCTAACGAACGTCAATCCGGACGTGACGTGGATGGACTGGGTGATGCTCGTAATGGGCTTCTTCTTCTTCCTCGCCCCGACAGCGGCTTTGGTGCGCGGCGCTTGCGGGCTCGAAGTGACCGGCGGCGACATCGACGTCATCAGGCACCCGACGGCAGAGGACATCAGGAGGTCGCATCTCCCGCCTGAAGACCCGTTCGAGCGCATGGCGCACGGGCTGAGCCCGCACTAGCTGCGCGGATAAGCCGAAGTCGGAACGGTGAATCCTGCGTCTGAGCCGTAGCGCGCAACGCCCTTAGTGATGCGGATTTCATCCATTTGTCCGTTGAAGTCGAAGGACGGGGCTGGGTCGCCGAAGCCGATGGAGCCGAGCACCATGTGACCCGCGGTCGTCTGGACGGTGTGGTCCATCAGGAGCGAGGCAACCATCGTGCCGTCTCTGTAAATCCGGCCCTTGCCGGTCGCGTCCCGGTCGTATGCAAGATGATACCACGGGGCCGATGCTCCGATCGTTGGGGCCCAGGCGACCTGACAGTTCATTTGGGCAATCGGGTCAGGCGTGTAGATGGTGAAAGTCAGATTACCGCCGGTGATGTAGAACAGCCATGCCGTGCCCGCCGCCGAACCGCTATCGTTCACATAGCCGATCAGCATCTGGCTACTGGTTTTGCTCTGGAACCGGAAAAAGCCCTCGATCGTGAACGGGCTGTTGGCGAAGGCGAAGTCGGAACTGTTCGGCGTGTGGATATAGTCTCCAGACCCGTCGAAGGTCGCGCAAGACGAGCCGAACTTGAATTGTGATGTCGTGATCTGAGCATTGCCTACGGCCGTCATCGCGCGAGCGACCGGGCTTTCATCCACAAACGAGGTCGAGCCATTCGTGCCCTCGAAGCCCATGAGCAGCTTGACGCTGGAGAAGTTGGGGTCGGTGCCGCCCGCCGCGGCGTATCGATATGGGTTGACCAGGCAGCTCATTACTGATGCCCGATCAGATAGACCTTCAGGCCCTTGGCGGTCCCATCACCCACCTGGTCGA